ATTTCAAGAAATATATGATTTAGCAGCGGCCAAATTTTTTTCGACAGACCGAAGTTTAGGATTAAGTATTTTATTTAGTTATGATTATTTCGCTTTATTTTGCAAATGTTTGATAATGACCACATTTGACGCAACATTTGATTCATATATTGAATTGCGTCAATTATTATAATTTGTAAATATATGGCGTCAACACGTAATAAAAATACATCGGGAAATTATCAAACCGAACAATTCGCTTTTAGTAGACAAGCCGATTATTCAATAAATCCTATATATGGTCTTCCTTCGCAAACCAATTATCCAGGCGATGGTTTATATGGTGCATCGATGCCACGCACGGAATTGTCACCAAATGCAGTTGATATACACTCCTATTTGATTGGTATAAATTCGACAAATTTGGTATCACCCGAAACGCCAGTAACTCCGCAATTTACGCCAATAAAAACGTTGTCGATTATCAATCGACTCCCGATATATATGCCAACGCCGCTAATTGTGGAACCGAATCAACGTCAAATGCGATAAATTATACATTATATTGAGACCAATTTGTCCACGCGTCTTTAATTGTATTACCAGCTTCAATAACACTACTTTGCATTTCGCCGAATCCATCGGGAAACGCGTTTTTAATTTCATCCCCCGCTGTTTTTAATTCTTTGCCCATAAGAACAAATCCATCATTGAAATCAGGACCCATATGTTTAAACGCCGACCCCATTTTCACAAAGGGTTGATATAATCCATCTGGAACTTTAATTAAATCGGATTTAATTTGGTTTAAGTCGTCAATAAATATTTGTTTTGGAAATGGTGGAGGGTCGCCTAATAAGTTGCCTTGTTTATCTTGGCATACATAGCACATGGATATAATTGACGGTGGGTAATGAATTAAACTATTATGATTTGTAAAATTATTTTGCATAAACTCGTCAATGCAATCAATTGCATTCCAAACATTATCGGCGGTCGGTTGCAAATCAATGCAAAATGCGGTTTTCAATACAAATATGAATAATCGTATAGGTAGATATAAAATTTGACCAGTTGTATCTAACATATAATACAATATGCACGTTTTAAAATTTAATATTTTATTTAACCCGCACGTTAAATAGGCTGAAATGTAATTCGTGAAAAAATCATTGATGTATTCAAATAAAAATTTAGAATCAACAAAAAATTGAGTTACGTCGTCGGTGACTATTGTTAAATTCGCGTTTAGTTGCGTCGATTCATCGACTATTGCACCGCCTATTTTATTGATATCCTTATTTAGTTCTTCGCCCATTTTGTTAAATCCGTGATTGAACGCTGGACCTAGGTCAGTAATGCCTGTTTTTAATTCGTCGCCTAATTTCTCCATACCGTTTTTTATGGCGGGTCCCATTGCGGCAATGCCATCACCTGTTTTATGAAAACGATTGGCCAAACTGCCGTCTGTGCTTGCGCCGCCGAAAAATGTACCGACGGCTTTAAATGCATTAATGATTTTACTAAGCCCAGGTATTTCAAACCCTTCGTGCACGCTGGGTTTTTGTAATGAGTAAAGACATATGAATGCCAATATAATGCATATTATAATCCACATATAATATACACTTTTTTCTATTTTGTCATATTCGCCATTGAATCTATGCTTTTATTCATATTTGAAACTAAATCTTCCGCTCTTTTAATTAAAGGATTCATAACTTCAAAATTTTTAAGAATTTCACCTTGAACTGACAATAAATCCGTCCCCGTTTTATGTAATTCGGAATATGTCTTTTTTGCTACGTCGTTCGTCTTTACGTTGGGCGCTGCGTCCTCCATTCCTTCGTAATTATCTTTCTTTAAAATTTGAGAGACAGCCATCGCAATACATAATATAACAATCATATTTTTACTGAAAAATGATGTCAAAAATCCAACCAATACAAACAGTGTAATTGAAACATAATCATCAGTTGACGCAAAATAAAATAAATGAATACAAGCCATTGCGAAAATTACATACAATAAATATTGATTATGTAAAATAGTATCTCCCTTTTTAGCCATATAAAATATAAGAGGATATTTATTCCTAAAATTAGGGAAATAACAATTTATCGATTGTGGTTCTTACGCAAAACGCCCGATGACATATAATTCCCAAAATAAACAAGGCGGGTAAAACGTATCGTACATCATATTTCGTTATCCACGCAAGTATAAATGCGCCAATAATGGTCATAATCACATCCATCAACGCGATATTAAAGATTCGGTATGAATGTATGCCTTCACCCAGTTTTCCAAATATTTCTTTATATTTACACAAAGTCATAATATAAAGAAAGTTTAAAAATCCGCCGAAAAATCAAATACATGGTCGTCCACCAATTTATTCGCCAATGCATATTCCGAATTCGTTCTTTCAAAGAAATTGACTTTAGACTCCATACTAATCAATTCCATAAAATCAAACGGGTTCGCTGAATTATATATTTTATCACATCCCATCTGCACACTGAGTCGATCCGCCACGAATTCAATATATTGCGACATTAACCCCGCATTCATTCCGATTAACCGACACGGCAATGCCTCCAATATAAACTCCTTTTCGATTTCTACTGATTCTTTGATTATATTGTGTATGGCCGATTGCGGCAATCTCGGCAATTGCGTATATAATAATATAGCGAATTCCGTATGCAGCGCCTCATCACGCGAAATCAATTGATTGGAAAACGTCAAGCCTGGCAATAATCCACGTTTCTTTATCCAATATATGGAAGCGAAACTGCTACTAAAGAATATGCCCTCAACGCACGCAAACCCGATGAGCCGCGTTGCGAATTCGCCGCCGTCACGTATCCATTTTTTCGCCCAATTCGCCTTTTTCGTTATACACGGAAAGGTGTGAATCGCATTAAATAACTTGGTTCTTTCGTGGTCTTCTTTAATATAAGTATGAATAAGTAGACTATACATTTCGGAGTGTATATTTTCCATTGCAATTTGGAAGCCATAAAACGCACGGGCTTCTGATAGTTGAACGTCGGCCATAAATCGAAGTGCCAAGTTTTCGAGGACAATGCCGTCACTCGCAGCAAAGAACGCGAGAACCATCGATATAAAGTGTTTTTCATCGGCGGTTAACTTGTCCCAATCGACTAAATCTTTGGATAAGTCGACTTCTTCACATCGCCAGAAACAATCCACTTGTTTTTTATACATCTGCCAAATGTTGTCGTTTTGTATGGGGAACATAACATAACGGTTTTCATCGGCGGTTAATAAAGACATTTGGATAATATATAGTGTAGATTTTATGTTGTAATCAATACTATATTGCATAAGTCCTCGCGCTGGGGTCAGTCGCATTCACATATCGCGGCATCCAATAATACGGCACAACGTTGGCTAATCTCGGATATCGTGCATCGAATATTTGGCGATAATATTGCGACTCGGCTACGCCTCGCTCCAAACAATGCTCTTGTATAATCGTATATAACGACCTCGATTCCCCCGACACGCCGTCGCTAAATGCCTCTTTCTGTCGCCAAATAATTTCGTGGGGTAATATCGACGCACCATTCATATTTTTATATTGAGCAAATGCAGACCGTAACAACCATTTTTCGCATTCATTCGGACGAAATCGCACCGCCAATGGCAAAGATAAATAATATTGCACCCACGCACGGTCTAAAAACGGGGTTCTCGGTTCCAATCCATGCGATGATATACATTTATCCGACCGCAATACATCAAATGCGTGTATATCTCGCAATAATCGCCGCGTTTCTTTATCGAATTCGACCGCGTCTGGACACGATTTCATATATAAATACCCGCCTGTCAGTTCATCTGACCCGTCGCCGTTGAAAATTACTTTGGCATCACTATGCTTTGATATATATTTACCAATTAAATAATTGCCGATGCTGGCACGTACCGTGGTCGTGTCATAACTTTCAATTGCGCAAATGACTTCGGGAATCGCATTTAAAAATTCGGCTTCAGTCAGCACAATTTCGGTATGATTTGTACCCAGATAATCGGCGACCATTTTGGCGTGAATTAAATCAGGCGAGCCTGCGAGCCCAATGCAATATGTATCTAAACGTTTAGTCGGTTGAAATTCTTTATAATATTCAGTGACAAGTGCAGTAATTAAACTGCTATCTAATCCGCCTGACAAAAGACAGGCAATTGGCCTCTCGGTTGTAACGCATCGTTTTATCACTGCGTCTTTCAAATATAAAATAATATTTGAAAATATAGATTGCAATGAACGTGGACTATATGCGACACTAAACGCAGTCGTATGATATATGCGATTAATTGGCGGCAACCATACAAATTCGTCCAATGTGAATTGAGAATATGTGCCAGGCGGAAATTGTGATATAGCAGTTTCGTCGGAATGCATATCCGATAACGATTTCAATTCCGATGCAAATGCATATACGCAGTCTGCATATAGAGGATGTAATATATATAAAGGTCGTATACCGTATGGGTCACGCGCCAAATATAACTGCGATGTATTTTTATCGAGCAAGGCAAAGGCAAATACGCCATCCAATAATTGCAATGTGTGTTCTATGCCGTATTTCAAATATAAATGAATAATGACTTCACAATCCGACGCAGTTTGGCTATAAATTCCCGTGATTTCATACAATTCTTTATAATTGTATATTTCACCATTGCAAATCAAAGAAATATTTTGCATAGTAATGGGCTGGTCGGAATTAGGAGTTAATCCATTTATTGCTAAACGATGGAATCCGAAAATAGTGTGCGATTGAAATGCTTGTATAACGGATCCTTCGGGTCCACGGGGTTTGCCTTTGTTGAATTGTTCTTTAATAAACGATTTAGAAAAAGAATGATTGTTGAGCAATCCAAAGATTCCACACATTAAATACTCTACCACTGAAATCTTTAGATAATTATAAATTTATATTGTATGTCTGATTTTGAATATATCGACAACGGTAAATCCGTATTACTAAATAATTATATGACGCCTGGGTTTGAAATAAACGCGGTTCAAACTGTGAACCCGAGCGATATCCCGTCGTTGACGTCAATTCGACGCGCATTAAAGGGTATGGATTTCAAACTCGACAGTGATTATTCACCCATATATGATAATATTAATGGTATGACATTGGAAGGATTTACGTCAGAACCAGCGTCTGTATATGAACCAACCACATTTACTCAGGAATTCGCGACATTGAAAAAAGACGCGGTTACTCAATTTTATATTGGGTCATTAAGCGTGGTGGGGTTATATATATTATTTCGTTTTATTAGATAAATATTATTATAACATAATATTTATCGGCCTATATTTTATATCGTTTGTATATTTCTAAAGCAGTCAACCCTCCAAATACTTGAGCGATTATGTACGGAATCGCGTCAATTGTCGGAATTGCGCCCTTTGACGCCATCGCAATAGTAACCATTGGATTAATATGTCCGCCTGAAATTGGAGTCGCCAATAAAATAATTAATGCAAGCGCCGCGCCGATTGCCAATGGATTACCTGTTGCTAAAATTACATACATAAAAAACAGAGCGCCTACAAATTCGACTAAATACTTTTGCATTATAATTTATATATGGAAAATGATTTTAGTAAAATATGGGCGCGTTTGCGTATTTGTGTATTTTTTTAGCAGGCACGGAACATCCCCCACTTCGAGCGCGATGCAATGCTTGACGCTGTGTATTATTATCCTTGATATTTTTGAAAGCAACAGGTAAATTCGTATTTGCGATAATTCCCATTTCATATACGCGATTATGCGCGGTAACTTGTGATGCGTCGCGATTCCCACCAATCCATTTCTTCGGCGTGGAATTCGGCGTAAACCCTTTGACAAAATTGAGTCTACCCATCGCAAATGATGCAGCGCCATCACTCGTTAAGTCTTTCATCGGCATTGCTTTCGGTGCCGTAATAATTCCGTTATTTAATTCCGTTCTAATCGGTCTGGCTGAAATTAATTTATTCATATATTATTCAAAGATTTTTATACACGAACCCGCATTAATGCAACATACGATGCATTATGTTGGTCACCTCCATTTGTCATATCATTGTAATTTCGGTTAGTTGCCTGTTGTTTTCTAAAGGTAGTATAATCGGACGAATCTGCCACGAATTTCACATTACACGACGAAGCAGGTACTCCAGTTCCATCACAATGCGATGGTAGAGTGCCAATTCGATTCTTATATCCAGGCCGCGACGCATTTGTCGGATTTGGTCCACCGCACGCATAATTGACGCGTCCCAAGAAATCGCCTGAATTGCTAATTGCTCGAAAAGGCGTAGTTACTCGCGCATAACCATTAACTGCGCCAGTTGCATATGCGCCATTCCAACTATCGCGTAATATATTTCGTATATTTGTTTGTTCACTATTTTTATAATTGGTTATTGTTTGTCTGGCTGAAATTCCTTGTATGCCGCCACCTAAAGTAGAACCCATATAATATATCTATATATTATTCCAACGCCTTCCAATATTTGAATCGCGCCGTAAATTCTTTTTGGTATTTGTAATATTCAAATTGCACGCTTGCATTGCTACGACAAACCGCCTGAATATGATTCGATATTTGAATAATTTCACTATGGTTAATATAATACGACGACGCATAGTATGAAAATAGGATTGACATATAAATGTCAGCCTGACATTGCACATTCAATTGTTCTATACTATGAAGTGTTTTTTGACAACAATCGTAGCATTCTTTATAATATCCCAAGTCAAAATATGAGCGAATAATATAATTATAAATATAATGTAAATTGCGTGTCGGATAAATAAAATTATTGAGTATTTGCCCATAGTCGCCATAACTACGCTCAATATCATCGTAGAATTCATCGAGAACCTCTAAACAAAACATTTCTTCTCCGTGACCGTACCCTGCCATCGTGGTTTCTTCAAATATTTCATTTAGCCGAGTTAATATTTTTACGCCAATTTCAACAGGAGTTATAAATAGACATCCGCATATAACCCAACGATAGCGTTGATAAAATTCGTGTTTTTCTTTATATTTAAATCGTTTATCATTTACGTTTAGAATTTGCAAATGGAATTTGTCTGTGCTTCGGTTTAGTACGTTGATTAAAGATTGGTCATTATAATTTTCGCAAATTTTAGAAAAATTGACGTTTAAATTGGAATCTATCCATCCGAATTTTGATGTATTAAATGGATTTTCGTCGATTGTTTGTAAAACAAAATCATATTTACTGCAACAAACCAAATGACTCTCACTGCACGTGCGGTCGTCTTGCGTTGGATGATACGCTTCCCTATTTTTTTTTACAATATCATTATATTTGTAGCAGCGTAATTCTTCAAACGTACTGATG